ACCTTCCTGCCACAAAACTTGGCGGAAGCACAGAGAGTGCCAACCGTTCACAGTCAGCAGAGAACGACAAGAGCTTCCGTGCTGAATCAATTACCCCGTTGCAAGGGATAGTTGAAGAAGTAATCAACGAAGGCTTCATTGCTATCGTAATGAATATGCCAGACACGGTATTCAACCACAACGAAGTTGACCTTCGTGACGAGAAGGAAGTTGTTGATATCGCAATCGAAGAACTGAACCACGGCATGATGACGCTCAACCAGTATCTCGATACTGTTGGACGTAAGCACGTCGATGGTGGAGATATCGCATTCTTCTCAACGTCTAAGGGCATAATGCCGGTAAGCGATCTGATACAAGCTGCTGAACAAGGATTGAAGCCTCCACAGGTTCCAGTTCCAGGCCAACAGCCGTTCGGTCAGCCAGCAGACCCAAATGTACAGCCTAACTCGGCTCCGTCACCAGGGGCTAAGCAGGTCAAAGTAACAACTGCCCCCAAGGCTTCTGCTAAGGGGGCAAAGCCCAATCCGTCTACTACAGGACAGTAAGACATGAGTGAACAGTGGAAGATTACCATTCCGGTCATGCTGTCGGAAGATAGAGCAGACGGAAGATGGCTAATCGGTGAAGCATCAGGTACCGAGGGCGACACCAAGGGTACTGAGATGGCACCAGAGTGCATCGCGGACTTCCGCGATCAGATCGTTTCTCGTGCCCAGGCAGGAGACCCGATTCCTTACAAGGATAGTCACGATAAGACCGGAACCGTTCTAGCCGACCTAGGTTGGGTTATGGACGGCGAGGTTACTCGTGACGAACACCTTAGAGTTGCAGTAAAGCTAGACGATAGCAACCCGGCATCAGTGTTCCTACACGAACAAGTCAAACGCGGCAAGCAGTACGGAATGTCCGTTTCTGGCGACGGCGTTAAGGCTCGCGTGGAACGAAATGCCTCCGGTAGAGTAATGCGTATGCAATTCGTAAAGGTGATTCTACATGAGATTTCCAACACGACCCGCCCATCATGGGTACCGTCGTTTGGAACAGTGCTTGCCCGTTCTATTGACGGCGAGGTAGGAGAACTAATGGTCGCAGAACTTGCCCCGGCCTCTGAAGAGACCACCGAGGAAATCGTAGTACGCGAGGAAACCCCGCCAGTAGAAGAGGGCAACCCCGAGACTCCACCAGAAACGCCCGTAGTTGAAGCAGCGCCGGAAGGCGAGGCTCCGGTCGAGCGTGGTGTACTTAACAAGGGCGAACGTGATGCCCTTCTGTCAACTTACCTTGACTTCGGGGCTAAGCTCCATGCTCTAGGTATAGACGTGCCGCAGCCTGTTGCTCCAGCACAACCAGAAGGTCTAGCAACGCCAGAGGCAACCCCTGAGAGCGCAGCCGTTCCGGTCCAGAACTCAGACACGGGAGAACTTATCGACTTCGCAGGTGTGAAGATCGAACGAGCAGCATATGAAGCCATCCAGGCTGAGATTACTGTCGCTGTAGAGCGTGCGGTTGAAGAACTGAACACTAAGCTCACAGAGAAGGACACTTACATCTCTGAACTAGAGGCAATGCCCGCCGGTCACTTCCCAGTAGCCCGCGACCGCGCTAAGTTCCAGAACCCTCAGATTCCTGCAAATCTGGACGATCTTCCCGCTGACGAGAAACTGAAGGTTGGACTTCGGGGACTCTACGGGGACAACTAACAACTCTTAGGAGATTCAATGACCGTCGAAGGTGCGCTGTCTACCCTGACAGCATCGACTGGTAACTACCTTGTACCAACGGTAGTTGATCCAGTTGTTCGTGACTACATTCAGAAGGCAACGCCTATTCTGAACCTAGTCACGCGGGTAAGCTGGCCGACCCAGACTTACTACATCCGTAAGCGCACAGCACTGCCTACTGCTACATGGTCAGCCGATGGTGGTTCGCTACCTACCGCAACCATGTCTCAGTACACGATGGTTGCTAAGCCGGTTAAGTTCCTCTACACTCGTGGTGAGGTAACTGGCCCGCTTATTGCAGCGTCAGGTGGCGTGGTAAACGCTCTACAGACCGAGATTCAGATTCACTCTGCTGAAATTGCAGAGAAGCTAGCTACCGACATCATTTCTGCTGACGGTAGCCCTGCTGAAGAAATCGAAGGTATGCTAACGCAGATTCCTGCGACGGCAGTTACCGCGGCTTCTACTGAAGGTGGAACGCTAGACGTTTCTGCTCGTAACCCTAAGGTTCTGACTCTAGCTATGCTAGACGAAGCCTTGGATATGACCAAGAACGAGGCTGACGTTATCCTCTGCTCTCCTGCGGTAAAGCGCAAGATCAGTGCCCTGCTTCAGTCACAGCAGCGTTTCAACGACACGACAGTGATCGGTGGCGGATTCCGTGTTAAGACTTACGACGGCGTAGCCATTGTGAGTGACGCGCACTGGAACGACGACACGCAGATCATCTTCTATCGTGTTCGTGACGCGAAGCTTCTAGTGAACCAGGACTTCACTTACGAGCCGCTAGCCAAGACGAAGGACTCGGAAGACTTCTTCATCAAGGCATACGTTGGTTTCGCACTTGAAGGCCGTCCGGTTCTTCTAAAGGGCTTCACCCTAGCGTAAGCTAGTATACGGGGGAGTCGCAAGGCTCCCCCGTTCTAATATCGAGGTCTAAGATGCCCCGCGCAAAGTCAAACACAGATGCCACAGGACCGTGGGTCATGGTGGTACTTCCTCCGTATGAATCATCTACGTACACAGAGTTTCTTTACGACGGTGAGCTAAAAGTCATCGAGGGAAGAGTAGAGATACCTCGTGGACGAAATGAATGGGCAGGACGCTTACTACAACTAGGTTACGCATGGGCTGATGGCGTAGTTCCGTCAGACTTTGAGCCAGTAAGGTAGTAGGATGTGTGAACACTACTTCGAAGTCTTCAACGAAGACTTTATATTCTGCCGTAATTGCGGTGAGTTCAAAACTGCTCCTGTCATAGAAAACACCCCTGAAGATGTGCCATTTCTACCGTTCCAAAAACTCCCTAAGATTCCCAACAAGATTCCGAACAACCCATATATTCAGCCTTGGGGAAGAGCAACCTACAGTAAACACACTTGTCTATAAAGTAGATAGATAGCATACAAAGTAGATAGCATACAAAAGATGCCGTAGAGGTACACAGTGAACATCCTAATGCTTGGTGATAGTCCGTTCATACAAACAGGTTTCGGCATAGTCAATGCCCAAGCTTGCGAAGCACTTGTCAAGGCTGGTCATAAGCTAGTCGTATTAGGGGGACAAGACACCAAAGAGAGAGACCCGGAAGACTTCACGTTCATCCCGGTTACGTCTCTTATAGCCGACATGCTTGGATGGTCTCAGGTAGATAAGATCATCGAAGACTACAAGATAGACGCAATCCATATCATCGCTGATCCAGCCACGGTTTCATCTTGGCTAATCAGGGACAAGGTGGCTTCGTTGCCGATTGTGGCCTACGTGCCAATCGAGGGCGAGCCACTTAACGAAAGATGGATCATAGCCCTTAGAGGCGCAAACGACCTACATCTACTGACTTGCTCCAACTATGGTGTTAGCGTTCTAGATAAGGCTGGTTTCTCAGCCAAGATGGTGTACCACGGTGTCTCTGGTGACTTCATGGAGGCCACTCCAGAGACTAAGCAGAGTATGCGTTCCATAGTTGGATGGGAAGACAAGTTCGTAGTAATGATGGTCGCCCAGAATGTCCATCGCAAGCAGTGGCCTAGGGTGTTCGAAGCTGTTGTTATGTTGCGAAAGCGCATACCAGAACTAATACTCTACGCTCATACTACACCATTCAACAACTTCTGGCTAGGCGGTCACGACTTGCCGCAAATGGCAATTCACATGGGTATTGACGATATTGTCGTCTTCCCCTCTGACCACATGGCCCACAACGACGCCACACCGCTCTGGGGCAACGAAAAGCCAGGATTGGTCGATCTGTACAACATGGCAGATGCGTTCGTCCTACCGTCTCAGGTAGAAGGATTCGGGTTGCCGCTAGCAGAGGCTATGCGGGTAGGGCTTCCGGTGATAACCACGGACTACGCCGCTGGCGCAGAGGTCGTAGGTAAGGCCGGTATTCTTCTACCAGTAAATGACTGGGATTACAACCAGAGCCACAGTAAGTACGCCAACGTAGCGCCTCGTGACATAGCAAGTGCAATCGAAAGACTGTACAAGAGTCAAGAGCTACGTCGTCAGTACGCCCGCAAGGGCCAGGAAAGAGCGGAAGCGTTCACTTGGGACTCTTACCGGGAAGCAATAGTTGAGGAATTCGATGCCATTGCCACCCGCCTACCAGAGACTCGGGGGGAAAGCGTACTTCAGACTGCTACAAGCGGCCATGAAGAAGTTCCAACCCAAGTGGAAGAATAGCGTATTTGCAAAAGAGCAAGGCCGCAAGAAGCATCTTGATCTATCTGGGTCTAAGAGCCAAGCCTTCAGACATCGCAAGCTGAGCTTGGTTTCGAGGGCTAGAATCGCCGCCTCCGTCTCTCGTTACTACAAGTCGTCACCATTCATTCACAAGAAGCATCCTAGAAGTAGCTACCTAAAGAGAAGAGTGTAAGTAATGGCTGACAGAATGTACATCACGCCAAGCGAATACAGGGCTTTGCCTTTGGGCGGCGTGAAGAACCTCGGCCTAAAGGGCGACGAGATTCTAGAGCATTACATTGCCATTGCCACAGCTAACGCTGAAGCCTTTACGGAGCGAATCTTCACGTCCCAGGAGTATACCGAAGTATTCCGTGGCGACGACTCAGCGACATTTCTAACAGATAACTACCCGATAACAAAGGTTACTGAGATAAAGCAGGCCGTATCTGGGACTACTATCGACGCCAATGCGATAGTTGCGACTACGATCAATATGAATTGCGGCAAGATAGAACTTCTATCGTCAACGTTTTCAAGCGGTACTATCTACTCTATCAAATACACCGCTGGATACATAAGCGTACCGATAGTGGTGAAGCACGCTGTAGCTCTTTGGGTTACGGAATTGCTACAGCCTGACTACCTAGGCCCCACAGAAGGGCAGCCGGACCTTGTTGCGCTTTCAAGCCAACAGATTTCTGATCTTCTGACTCCACTTCGGCGTAGGAGAATCTAATGCCTACCGGCAACTTCAATAGGCCGGTCCTGGTCGGGTCTTACCACTCTCCGCTATTTGCTGCCGGGAAGAAATCCGTAACCCAGAACGGCCAGACGATAGTGTTCGAAGGCTTCGACAAGATGAGCCTAGACCTAGGTGAGCTAGCGTCGTGGTTGAACAACTTCGCCGCTTCATCTGGACCCACGTTTGGTAGAAAAGCAAACAACGTATTCCAACAAGGCCAGGACAAGTACATACAGAGAGTGTCACAGGTATTTGATACCGAAGGCGCTTCTGCTACATACAACTGGGCTCCGCTAAGTCCTCAGCGTGCAGCACAAAGAATGCAGCAAGGATTTGGAGCGTACCATCCCATCCTAGAGGCCACAGGCGATCTACGCAGGGCGGCTACCTGGCCTGATGTTTCTTACTCCGGTAAGAACATTTCCTTTCATAAGGAGATAGAACCTCACGAAATGCGTTTGGTTCTAGAAGGCGACAAGGTTCAACATGATACCGGTTACGTTTGGAAGCCACCTGGCGCTAGGGGAAAATCTCGTGTCGTTCCGCCCAGACCATTCTGGCCCGACGAAGAGCTAGATCGAGACCTATTCTTCCAGCCCTTCGTGGACTGGGTAGACGCATTTTTGTCTAGGTAGGAACGCCAATGAGAGTAACTATAGACAAGCTAGTAGAACGTGTTGGCGTGTTTGCTGAAACCAATAAAGCAAACGGCGGGATCAAAGACGTACTAGAAATCAAGGCAATCTACTTTGGTGATCCGGGGATAATCCCGGTAAGCAACTTTCCGTGCATGACTGTTGAACCCGATTTGAAGTCGCCTAGCGGCGAGAACACCGGGATGGACAAGAGAAGTCTTGACATCGTGATTGGTATCCACATTGATGCAAGAGAGTATTACGACCAAGATGCCGATGAGGCAACTGGCGACAGAATGTTGGTGGATGCTACAGAGGCCCTAGAGGCATGGTTCCGTGGGCGTGACGAAAGACAGCTACAAGGTACTGTCCAAGATGTTGCGTTTGCTGGCACTAGCTATCAGCCGATCCGACGTGGCACAACCGTCATCAGCAAGTCGTCAAGGACCAACTTCGTTGTTCGCAAGAACTACATGCGACAACCATAGGAGAATGAGATAACATGGCAGACATCGGCATCGGTGCCCTTGGTTATGTGGGATTCGGACGCGAAGTATCGGAAGGTGGTCAGGTATCGCCGGCCCACTTTATTCCGGCCAACAGTGCGGACTTCCCAGATAACAACGACTACCTAACCCCGCTTCAGATTCGCGGAACCCGTGACATTGTTGTGGCTATGCCAGCCCCTTACAACGTCTCAGGTACGGTCGAGTTTGACCTAATCAACACAGACATTGGAACTATCCTACAGTCTGCGTTTGCTGCTACTGTATCAACGTCAGCTTACGCTGGTGGTGGTTACACGCACGTATTCGCTCCTGGTAACACTTCTCCTACAATGTCGTGGGAAAAGTCGGCCCAGAACGAACTCATCATGCGTTACACCGGAGTCCGTGTAAACACACTAGAAATCAAGGGCTCGTTCGGAGAAATCGTTACAGCCTCTCTTGGGCTAGACGGTATCGACCGCGCTCAGATTGCTAAGCTCTCAGCCGCCACACCATCATACGCTGCGTCGTCTGTATACCCGTTCCACTTCAACGGAGCCAAGGTGCAGATTGCAGGTGTTGATTCTGGCGTGGTTAAGGACTTCACCTTCGGCGTCAACAACAACGTATCCCACATCGGCACACTACGTAAGACTCGTGCTTACAAGCGTGTTGCTATGGGCGCTCGTGAATTGACACTGAGCATGAGCCTCGACTTCTACGATGACACTGAGTACGCCCGTCTTCTAGGTGACACAGAGTTCGCAGTAACTCTTATCCTAGACGGTCCAAACCTTATCGGTGCTGCTGGCGCTAACCCGGTAAGTTTGACGATAGCACTTCCTCGTGTCAAGTACAAGACCGTAGGTCTTCCTATCAATGCCGGTGACTTCTTGACTCAGGACGTGCAATGCACCGTTCTGAAGCCGGTTGCCGCTGACATTTGCACAGTAACCCTGAGCAATGCTGAAACCAACGCAACCCTGCTAGGTTAAGTCAATGCGTAGACGGGGAGGCCGCTTAATCTCGGTCTCCCCTAGTCTATTGAAAGGAACATGATTCCAAATGGGATTCCTAAAAGTAGCTGACCGTGAAACTAAGAGATTCGAACACAAGGCTAAGGATGGCTCAGTAGACGCTTGGATCGAAGTCCGAGCCAGAATGTCTAAGGCCGAGGAAAACATCGTTCAGTCTCAGCTTCCAGCGGAAATGATGGAACTTCAGGATGTGGACGTAGCCAACGACAAAAAGGCTGCTGCTATCGTCATGGCCCACATTACGCCACAGCTTTCAGCGATAATCTTCGAAGCCCTTGTAACGAGTTGGAGCCTAGAAATTCCGGCTACAAAGGCTAACTATCTTTCACTAGAGCCGGAACCGGCTGCTTGGATAGATGGTATCATCATAGAACACTACAACAACAGCAAGACTTCCCAGGACGAACTGGGAAAGCCTTCGACCTCGCCAAAGGGCTCTCGGAAGGGTACCCCCGCGACGGAATAATCCGTCGTTACCCACGTTTGGCAGAGGCATGGAGCCAGTACAATCAATGCCGTCTACGGCAGTTGGTTCAACGCGAAGTACCCAAGTCGGGAGGCAAGTCGGTAGAAAATAGGATAATCTCTTATCCTACTGGATACTCGATCTTGCCATACTCGGGAGGACTCCTAGACCAGCCTGCTTACCTAGTCGATGTCTTCGCTCAGTTCATGCAAGCAGAGCGTGTCGTCGCTATGAAGCAACTGACTAAGGGTTAGTCCTTCGCTTCTATAGCCCATCCCGACCCGCTCTATGACTAACCATCATAGGGCGGGTCTTTTTCTTTTGGTGAGCCTCATGGCACAGCGTCGTCTACAAATCACAATATCAGTCGATGCGGCACAGGCTGCGGCTCAGATAACAGGGCTGAATAATGCCCTAAACGGAAACACGTCCTCAACAAAGGCGGCTGGTGCTGCGGCTGGAACGGCTGCTGCCGGACTTGAAAAGTTGAAGGGCATGTCTGCCACCTTGCAGAACCAGATGGATCAAAGCAGACGTACTGCGTACGCTTTTACCATCGCTGGTTATCAAGTCGCAGCAGCGGGTAGAGCTATTACAAGCTCCCTGATGTCTTCGTTTGATGCGTTTAAGCAATTCGACTTCAACTCTAGACGTGCTGCTGGTGCCCTAGAAATATTTGACACTAACTCTAGTACGTTCAAGGAGCTAGAAACAAGCGTAAAGAACGTTGCTGCTGCCACTGGTCTATTTGATCCAGCTACAATATCTAAGGGTCTATACTTCTGGGCGTCTACAACAGGACAAGTGGTAGATCAGAACACTAAGCTTGCTGATATTATGGAACAACTTGATCCCGTAATGAAGGCAGCTATGATGACGGACACAGACATGGAGACGGCCATAAAGGGCGTAATCTCTGTTGCGCAGGAATACAACCTGTCCATGTCGTCTGTGTCCGATATTACAGAGAAGCTGTTCTATGTGGCTCAGAAGACAGCATCAGAGTTCCCTGACCTAATCAACTCCCTTAAGATGCTTGGCCCTGTTGCCGCTCAGATGGGAATATCCCTTGACGATACGCTACAGCTACTTGGTGCATTGGCTAACGCCGGTATCAAGGGAACAATGGCTGGACGTGCTTTGCGTCAGATGTTCAGACAGTTCTCTCGTGAAACACCAATGGCCGCGTCGGCTTTGGACTCAGTTACCCAGGCCGCTCTCGGCACAAGCAAGAGCTTCCAAGACATTGTAAACGAAGGTGGCAAGTTCAATCTCGATACCTACCTTAGTACCCTGGCTAATGCAACCAAGGGCCTAGGTGATGCCCAGAAGGCTTACTTGTTTGCTACTATATCAACAGCAGCAGAAATGCCTGCTTTGATACAGTTGGTAAACGAGGAAAGTGATGCCATCGCAAACGGTACAAGTATCCTAGGAGAAGCCGGTCTAAACCTTGACGATGCGTCTTCAAACTTCCAGAACAACTGGAAGATGATGTCGGAGAGCGCAACGGCTGAATGGGGCAAGATTCAGAACGCTATTATGCCAGTAATCCTAGACATAGGACAGGCGTTTACTAACGGTCTGAAGATGATATCACCGTTCGTGACGCAGATAGCCAAGTTTGTTAGCACTCTACTTGAAGCTAACCCAACACTAACTGCCTTGGTGGTTGCGGTTGTTTCTTTGGCTGGTGTAATTGCTACTCTTGGCGGCGCTCTGTTTATCTTGATGGGCGGGTTCAAACTGTTCACTGGAACAGTATTCCGCGCCTTCACTCTTGAAGTTATACGTAACGCTATAGCCCAAAGAGATAATACAGAGATAACAATGGCTTCCGCTAAGGCTGCCATTGCAGCAGCAGGCGCTAAGGACTTGCAGACAAAGGCCATGCTGGCTAACACAGCCGCTAACCTAGAAAATACTACATCTACTGGCACTTCCGCCGCAACTACCGAAGTACAAGCAGTTGCTACAACGACAAGCCTTGCCAAAAAACTGAAGAACATCATCATTGGCTCCAGCGCCCAAATAGCTTTGATTGCTGCGGCCATATTTGTAGCAGGATTCGCTGCTGCTAAGGACAAAGTTGATAGTGCTGGTCAGAAACTACTTGACCAGACAACTTCTTGGGCTAAGAAGGCTTCCGACGCTGAACTAGCAGCAGGTAAGGCATCCATACTGAACTCCAAGAACGAAACGGCGTTCAATATCCCTATTCTTTCCGACATGCTAGGAGCAAAGGAACAAGCCGATAAGGCTGCCGACGCAGTAACGAAGGAAATCACCCTTAGGATGATAAAGGGCCTAGACACAACGCAACTGAAAGCTAAGGCAGACGAGGTAAAGGCTGTCATAGCTGATCTCGCAAAGAGTCACATTGGTGATCCTAAGTGGTTCCAAGATAACGCACAAGCACTGCACGATTATCAAGTTCAGTTTGACACCATAACTGGAGCGGTTCAAGGTCAAGCTGATCTAGTTACTAAGATGAAGATGATTACCGGACAAATATCATCTGACGCAGAGGATATGACTTCGGATACATTCGACAGCTTCGTACAACTAAGTGGAGCGGTGTCCCAGGGCGGTAAGGTCGTTGGGATAACGCTTGATAAGATGTCAACTGATTTGAACAAGAGATTCTTCAAGTCAGGCGAAGATGCAGTTCACTTCTTTAACGCCGGGTTCTACAAGGACACTTCTTCGTTTACAGGCGATCTGAACAACATGATCGACCTTGCACTGGGCCAGATAAACAACACTGACACCAAGTTTGCCGAGTCTGGCACCGCCTCTCTGTCGTCCTTCATAAAAGGGTGGTACGATAGCGCCGATGCTAATGTTGCTCCAGCAACTAGAGCAGTCGCAGACATGGCTAACACCATGCTGCAAAGCGCAAACCCACAGATGCGCCAGAACGGACTTGCCCTGATGGAGAGCCTTGCTCTTGCCATTAGAAGCGGAAACACTGGGGAAGTGGCACAAGCTATCAACTTCACCATGTCAACGATAACCGGACTTATGCAAAGCAGTAACCCTGCTATGAATAAGGAAGGCGCAAACATGATGATTGCGTTGGCCCAAGGTATCAAGGATGCTTACGGTCCAACGAGCTATGCCGCTGCGCAGATGGACTTGGTTATCGCTGAACTTCAGTCTGCTGATCCCGCAGCTTGGCAGACCGGATATGGTACCCTGGCAACATGGGCTGCTGGCGCACAAAGCGCACTCCCTGTTGTCGGAAAGGCCCTAGACAAGTTCATTGATATGCTTACCCCGGTTGTCGGGCTAGACCCAACAGGTATAGCCGGAATCGGACTAAGCTTGCTGACCAAGATAAAGGGCCAGATCGCATCACAGATAGCTAACATGCCTAAGGTTGTAATACCTAATTACACTCCTAAGGCACCTAAGACATCTAAGTCTTCTGGTTCTGGTAGTGGTGGAAGTAGTTCGTCTACATCTAACCCACTTCAGGATGCACTTACTACCGCGCAAAACGGTGTAGCCCTTGCAACTGCATTGAAGTCACTTGAAGGCGTAGACCTAAAGGGACTTGTGCAAAGCACTATGGGTAGCATCGCTGAAGCGGTTGCCCTTTCTGTAACCATAACACTTACATATGCCAAGAAGGTATCAACTGCCGACTTGACCACTGTAAGCAACTTCTCGAATACCGTTAGCGCCGTAGCCGGTGCTATTGGTTCTGCGGCGACTGCCTTTGCAGGCATTGACCCAACAAAGATTCCAGTTAAGTCAGTAATGGACTCCATTATTGCAACTATGTCTGGAACGGTAACGTCAATGGCCGTCGAGGGTAAGAAGTTCAAGGCGGCGGACCTAGCTAACGCGAGCGACTTCGGCACGGTAGCGTCTACTGTGTTCTCTGCTATCGGATCAGCTATAGATGCTCTAGCTAAGTTCCCGACTTCCTATGTAGGTTTGTCTGACACGGCGCTAGACTCTATCGTTGAAGATATAGGCAGAACAGTTAGGGCTATGGCAGACGTAGCGCCAACGTTCAGCGCAAACGAAATTACGGTAACAGACAACTTCTCCAATACGGCTTCAGCCGTTGTTGGGGCGGTTGCATCAGCTATCTCAGCTTTCTCTGGACTAGCTAACTACATTGCACCAATGCCTGAAACGGTTCAGTCAATCGTAGATGCTATGTCGATGACGATAGCCAAGATAAAGGTTGCCGCAACTAACGCTAACCTTTCTACTGACGACATGACAAAGCTTACTACCTTTGCTACTTTGGCAAAGGCCGTTGCTGATGCCATATCGGCTACTTACTCGGCATTCAACCAAACGATCCAGTTCGTAGACCAATTCCGTGAGAGGGTGAATCTAGACCAAGTGTTCGCTGACATGGACGCCTCGGTTGGCGGATTCATCGTCATTGCTAACAAGTACGGTCCAGATGCAGTCAAGGCTGCGGGCGACCTGGCGGCCACAGCGTCTTCGATAGCCACGGCCATTGAAGCATTCTGGGGTCTAGGCGCCAACGCTTCTCACGACCCAGACGTTCTAAGTCAGCAAGTGCAGCAAGCCCTTGATGCGGTGATGGCAACGGTAGCGTCGTTCATCTCTAGCTTCAAGGACATTGGCGCAAGTATGATCCAGAACCTAGTGGCTGGTATTGATTCGCAAGAGTCTTTGCTGGTTGCTGAGATGGCTAAGATCAGTGGTGACTTGTCACTCCCTGCTAGTCCATTGTCTGTGGTGACTCACGGCGAGGCACAGAACGTGACCATTACCCACGTCATCAAGGACCCAGATGGTGCCTTGAAGAACGCGAATGCGCAGGACGTAGCTACACTACTAAGCGGTAGCCAGTTCATCTCGAACTTGCAACACGCAGTAGCAACCCAGTAATTCCTAGTGGGCTAGGCTAACCACCTAGCCCACTTTTGTCCAATAAGGTGAAACTATGCCGTCAATCACATTGTCAGCAAACTCAGATGCAGTCATGCTTCGCTACTCCTACCTAAGTGACATAATCTACTACTGGGACGGTGGTGAGGCCCACACTTGCTGTGGAACCATAAGACTTGGCCCTGATGACGGCGGCGACTACTACTACTATGTATTCCGTAGCGTAGTAAAGTTTCCTATAGACTCTAGTGGTTGGACAGGTATTACGTCAGCTACTCTTAGGTTTAGGAACGATGGCGGTGCTGTACACGGAAACCAGAGCGGAAACCACTACGCCATAGTGTCTAGGATGACACAGGACTGGTCTGAGACCGGTGGTTCTGGCGAGACATACACTCACAACGGCCCTTACAGTTGGGCCAACAGAAACTCTTCATACACAACGTCTAATCAGGTTACTTCATCTGTGTGGAATGGAGCCCTAAACGGTAACAAGGACATAGACGTTACCGCGATAGTTAGGGACTGGTTCAACGGTCAACCTAACTATGGTTTCATGGTAAGAAACTCGGCCGAAAGCTCTGACTACTTCGAGTTCAAGACAAGAAACTACGGTGGCGGCTCTCTCGTACCTCAACTGATAATCAACTACACAACTAACGTTGCTCCTGATGCTCCTACTGGCCTTTCCCCTAACCACACTATGACTTACTCGGTGAACCCACCAGTTTTTCATGGCACGTTCACCGACGCTGACGCTGGAGATACTATCAGCAAGGCACAAGTACAAGTGTTCTCAGATGCAGGAGGAACTAACCTTGTCTGGGATTCGGGCCAGGTAGACGGTAGACCAACCTACAGTGACTTCAGCATACAAGGGCCATCATTGACCTTCGGTACGAGTTACTGGAAGGCTAGAGTTGCAGATAGCCATTCTGCATGGGGAGTGTGGTCTAGCCTAGAGTCATTCTTTATCGACAACCCCCCACCTACACCAACTGGATGCTCTCCTACTTCAAACATAACTGTTGGAAGTGTTATCCCGGTGTTTTCAGGAACAAGCCAAGACCCTGATGCTGGCGACCATCTTGCCACTGTTAGAATAGTTGTAACTAGGTTGTCTGATTCGGTTGTTGTATGGGACAATACTTCTACTGCCTCTGGATCAACATTCTCAGTTACATATGCTGGTCCTACTCTTAACTGGGCCACTACATACAAGTGGAATGGGTATGTCACCGATAACTATGGGGCTTCATCAGGAAGTACAGCAGACAACCTGTTCACTACTCCTGCCTCTGGCCTTGTGACCCCGACTGCGCCAAACAACACGAAGCTAAACTCTTTGGCAACCAACTTCACAGGTACGACTCCATCCACAATGAACGCCGTCCAGGTAATTCTGTATGACGGAACCGGAACTAGTCAGATATACGATAGTGGAACCGTTGCTGCTTCTGGCACAAGTTTCTCAACTGCATATACGCTTCCAGCCTTGGCGTCTAAGTATATGTGGAAAGCTAGATTCAGAGATAGTGCAACCTCCGTATGGTCAGTATACACGTCTCTGATACCATTCTGGACTAACTACTCTCCATCAGCTTCTATAACTAGTCCTATATCTGGCGGGTTTGTTTCTGGTATCGTCCCGACCTTCACGTCTGTGTACGGAGACCCTGACCTGTCTAACGGATTCTCAGACACTCCAACTTCGTATGAGATTGAAGTGTCAAGAGTATCTGACGGCGTGGTAATGTACACGCTTTCAAGAACGACAAGTCTAACTAGTTCAGTGAACAGCATGAAGGCCGGAGATGCAGGAGTTACACAAACTGCTGGTGCTGGCGGAAACACTCTTACTCTAGAAACTTGGTATCGTTGTCGTGTTAGATACGCAGATAACTCTGGGGCAGCAAACGCAACAGGTTCTTGGACTTCTTACATAACGTTCAAGCCTACGACATGGCCCTCTCTAAGTAGAACCATATCTACAATCAGCGTTGCTAACCCCACAGTTGTAACAACTTCAGCCGCGCATGGACTTACAAGTACAGACGTAGTAGAAGTGTTTGGGTCTAACTCAACCCCAACTATAACCGGCAGAAGAGTTGCAACAGTATCAAGCGGTTCCGCATTTACGGTTCCGATCAACGTTACTGTGGGTGGGAACACAGGGTCCGTATCGCGGTTTGTGGTCCAGGCAGCGTCGCTTGATGTTAGCGGCAACATATCTGGGCCAATGCCAGTCCTGTCATGGCTTGCCTACTTTGGTGGGTCTAAGACACAGACAGCAGTTTCAATCAAGGTTCTAGACGCCAACAACAACGACTCCATCGTTTACAGTGTAGACAATATATCAACTGCGTTGACTACCTATACGATACCTGCCGGTGTTCTACTAAACGGTGGATGTTACAAGTTTAATCTGTTTGTGACAGATTCAGACGGGCTAATATCTCCATCAGTTACAACAACGTCATACAACACCCTATGGACCCCACCTAGCCCACTTGCTAACATGAGCGTAGTTGCGACTGACTTCGGGTACATCCAGATATCCTGGGACGCATCTCTACTAGGAGTTGACTTCGATCACTATACGGTTTACCGCAGAGTGGCAGGGTCAACCTCGTGGACGACCCTAGGATACATTTCGTCAGTTTCTTCCCTGGAATACACTGACTACGTTGCTGGTCTAAACATAACCTATGAGTACATGGTTACTCAGTGGAAGAAGGTGGCTAGTTCAACGCCAATAGAATCAACTAACAACATTGTCACTTCGACAAGTTTGTCAGTTGACGACTGGTTCATAGTAGTTGTTGGAAGGGACGACCTGTGCTTTTCTTTCTCGTCAGACCAAGAAGAGCATAAGAGCCCGTTCGCATCAGAAACATTCGAGCCATTCGGTAGAGATAGAAAAGTAATAGTCAGAGCAGGAGTTCTAGGTAGAGAAGGTAGTGTATCAACTATCATACCTGCCGAGGACGTATCCTCCACTATGACATCCCTTCGGGCTATCTTCTACTTGAACAACGTTGATGTGTTCCTGAAGAATCCATTCGGTGATGTCAACTCTGTTTACATAGATGCTCCAGATGAGCAATACATAAACGGAGGACATCTAATCTTGAAGATTCCTTACGTAGAGGTAGACTAACAATGTGGCCCATTTCATCTAGCTTCAAAAACGGACTGTCCAAGCCCGTCAGAGACGTGACGATGAGGGTCACGGCTGTGGACTCCACGACCATGCTTCCACTGTTGGACATAACAAGTCCAACAGTGGAAGGCACGGTTTACGTAGATGTCGAAAGAGCAACGAGAAGAACCGCCCAGATTCGCCTGATAAACACTGACGGGGCGTTTACTCCAACTGGTAGCGACTACACTAACCTTGGTACCAATAGCGTATTCTTCTGGAACAAACTGTTCAAGATAGAATACGGCTTGCTAGTTGGTTCTGACTACGAGTGGTGCCCTCTCGGAATTTTCATGGTTGATTCTGTCGAGGTTATGGCCGAGAAAGGCGTGTCCGTTTTGAACATAAACGGATCAGATAGATGGAAGATGCTAACGTTCTCCACTTTCGCGGCCCCCGTAACCTGGGCAAAAGGTACAGCCTTGAACACCGTTATCTCAGACATAGCCAGTGCGGCAGGCATAACTCAACTAAACCTGGCAAATCTAAGCGGACGCACAGCAGACCAAAACACCACGCAGATTCCTATCTTCTTCGAAGCCGACGACAACAGAGGCGACAAGCTGAAGGAACTCTGCGCAACATGGAATCTAGAGATATTCTTCGACGTGAACGGGTATCTCGTTACAAGAGACATCACAGATAGAAACTCAGATATGTTCAACCAGCCCCCAGTATGGACTTTTGCTGGAGGAAAGGATTCTATCTTCATCTCTATAACTAAGCAGACTTCAGGAGACGGGATCAAGAACCACATTGTAGTAACAGGTGAGGCAGACGACGGGACCGCCGTAGTTCGCGCTGAAGCTGTAGATGGAGTTGGAACGACAGACACGTCTCATTACTACACCAATAGCGTTGGACCTCTTACCACAACCCAGATAGGCGACCGTGTTCTGCATATCAAGAGTACGGTGTATAGAAAGACAGCAGAGTGCCTTGACAGAGCGAAGACTGAATTGCTGAACAACAGAATTGTCTCTGAGGACATCTCGCTACCTATCATAGTTGTCCCTTGCTTTGAAGGTAATGACGTTATCCAAATAATCGAAACCAACAGTAAGACCAATGATCGCTATTTCCTAAGTAGTTTTGACATCCCGATGCAGAGTTCATCTACTCAGGAACTAAAGGTCAACAAGGTAAGGAACATCTAATGGGTACTTCAGATGTAGGCGGACAAGGATTCGCCACCGATCTATCCAAGATTCTAAGCGACACCGTAAACAGTCAAACCGGTAACGCATCCAAGGTAAATAGGTTCATGGGGGCGGTGTCGGCCTACAATGCAACAACTAACATAGCTTCAGTTTACCTGATGGGTTCTGCTTCCGCTTCTGGTGGGTTCAAGGCCCGTGGTGGCTTCGTGCCGGTGGCGGGTCAGATAGTAGTTGTGTGCATAGACGGACAAGATAGATGGATAGAGAATATCCTGAGGGCATCAGACGACCCGTATTTCGTTCGTAACGGAGCTAACGCCCTAAAGCTAACCTCTGCCTCCGGCTTGGTGTTCACCGTTGACGGCTCTATGACTACCGGCGCTCTTACACCGGCTAGCGTAGCTGCTACGGGGGCGGTGTCGGGGTCAACTCTAAGTGCTGGTGGGCTAAACGTTTACCCGACCGATTCAGGTTCAGCTTTTCCAACCGGTGCAGCCCTAACCGCCTATGGCAACAACAGACCATTTTGGCGCACCGACCTCGGCAAGTCCGCCTACTACGATGGCACTCGATGGCTAGGCGTATCCACTGAGTACGTCGGCCTCTCGGCGGGCTTCATCTCGGCTGTGGCCGACAACACAACGACCACCTCCAACGTGGGGGCGAACTCTGCGGAACTAACCGCCCTCCCAGCCGCAGGGCTAGTCGCACTTCATGTCCAGGTCTCCTGCTCCTCGACCGTCGCGCACACATCTAACGGCGCAGGCGTGACCGACTTCGGCGGGGTGGACTTCTCGGCGGGAGTTCTGGTCTGGGCCGGAGCGGCGGCCGGATACATCGGCGTCCAGAACGGCTTCGTGAAGCCAGGCGGGACCAACGGTCGGCAGATTACCTACTTTGCCCGTCGCGGGAATGGCACGGTCTCCTACGGCGTCCGAGTGGTCGGCTACCTCTGCCACCCGATCCTCACCTAGTTAGCGGAGGACTCATGTCCCAAGTCACAGCGGAACTGTTGTTCCAGAAGATCGGAATGCTGACCACGGAGAACGAACTCAAAGACCTAGAGATTAAGAAGGTCACCGCCGAGCGCGATCAGCTAATCCAATAAACTATCCCGAAGACGCCCCAACTCTGATTGTTCACTTTGAGGCGGAAGTAGAGGAATAACAGTGAAGACAGCCGCAGAAACAATCGAATACGGCCGTGCCTTGATGAACTCTGGCAAATATTGGTATCTGGATGGCGGTCACAACACCTACATCACAGCCGCGCGACGAGCCGATGACCCAGGAATTCCCGCAAGCGCACAAGGCAAACAAGGTTTTGACTGTGTTGGGTTCTGCTTGGCCTTGGCTAAGTTCCTAGGTTCACCTATCTCACCTACTCCGTGGTCTGTGGGAAAGTTTTCCACGTACTGTTCTTGGCCTAAGATACCAGTAGGTCAGCAACAGCCAGGTGACTTTGCTATATTCGGAACTACGCACACGGCCGTGTTTACCAACGCCAACCATGTAATCCAGGCATATAACGAACAACGCGGATTGATAGAGACAACACTGAAAGGTGTGGGTCTCACCCTAACATCAGTACGCCGTCCGCCCTATGCTCCACCACCACCAGAGGTAAAGCTAATGGCCGGAATAACATACCAACCGATCATACCAAATCGTCTTGTAGATACACGAGACGATGCAATTTCTGCCGGTGGACTTCGTGAAGGGGCGATCCCGGCTAACGTAGCCACGAAGGTAAAGGTTGCCGGACTACTTGAAATCCCAGTAACCGCAGTAGCGGTAACTGGAAACGTAACCGTAGTATATCCTGCTGGCTCTGGTAATCTATATCTCGGACCAACAGGAGGCGGTCCTAGAAGTTCTACCCTGAACTGGCCCGCAAAGAATAGCGTTGTTGCTAATGGGTTCACTGTTGGCCTCAACGCAGATGGTACGCTTGATCTTCGGCCAAGCGTAAGTTGCCACGTCGTAATAGACATTACCGGGTACTTCCTACCCTAATAGTGTCTAGCCGCCTGAGGGGAGAAAAGGACAATGAATCCATCATAGATATGCCCGATGTATGCAGACCCAGTACATCGGGTAGCACCCGAAGAGGCCACAAATTGATGACTAGAGAAGACTTCGAAGCAGGCGGCAAGCCAACCTTCCGCGACCTGTTCGGGGCAATAGACGAATTGCGCAAAGAACAACGTCAAGACCTAAAAGATATGGAAGGGAGACTAACCAACACAATGAAGAACGTGTTGGATGAGTTTCGCTGCTTCAGAGATGAGACCAACAAGAAGATCAAAGAAATCGACGCTAGTGGATCGGCTGCTCTCGAAGATCATATCAATTCTACTAGGGTTGCAGAAGCGGAGGCTGAAGCGAAGCTAAAGGTACAAGCTGTTGAAACGGCTGCTCAACTAAAGGTTGTAGCTGCCGATACACAAGCTCGTGAAGAGATACTTCATGGTGGGTGGGCATTTGTAAGCAAAAACATCACACTCATACTTGTAATTATATTTTCCGTAATAGCCTTTCTTGACCTAATAGACCTTCGAGGCTTGGTTCAGACGATATCAACTTGGTTCCACTAAACTACACAATAGGAGTATCATGGACACCGCCATTCAGACAATCCTTGCATCCCAGGAGTTTGCAGAGTTTGTACAGTTGGTCGTTCTGACCACTGTTACTACAGTAATCGCCTTTGTCGGCAAGGCAGCACATACATTCATCGGAGACAAGAACAACACTCAGTTGTTCGAACAGCTTACCCTAATCGCTCGTGTGGGCGTAATGGCAGCAGAGCAGACTGGTCTTGATAAGACCGGAGCCGATAAGAAGGCCGAAGCTATCAAGTACATCCAGGCAACTCTTGACTCTATGAAGATCAAGGTAAGTGCCGAGCAGATAGAAGCGGCTATTGAGGCTGTGGTCTACGCTGAGTTCACTCAGTTCAAGGCCGATGCTGATGACGAGGTTCCCGCGACCGTCTAACCCCTATAAACTAAGAAACCCGGTAGCTTGATTGCTACCGGGTTTCTTTTTGTGTTTACGGCTTCTTGAACCCTATCGGTTCCTTGACATTCCCTATTTCTGGTTCCTGTACTTCATGTACGGCATCTATTGCTGGCTGCAACGAAGTTCTGAGTTCGTCCAGAAACGTACTGACTTGCCTAGCTTGCTGTGCTAGGTCTCCCTTCACCTGGATAACGTCCTCTATCTTAGCTAGCTTGTCAGCAATCCTAAGGGCCATGTTCTGAACGTCACCAAGAAGCTCCAAATCTATGGAGAAGCTTGTCATCTAGACCCCTTTGTGTTACTCGAACATCATGTCGCTAAGCATACCGCTAAACACGTTGCCGTTCTCGTCTCGGGAGTTAATTTCCCTGATCTGGTCCACGCTCTTCTGGCTTAGCTTAAACTCTATATCGCCGTTGTGAACCCTGATGTCAACCGCTCCAATCAGGATTCCATCTAGGTAAAGCTGATTCATTCGGGTGTCGGCAACGAACCGAGACAGAATAACAGACTCTTCCTCGTTGGGCTTTGACTGCCCTGTTCGCTTCATGCTTGCGACGATTGCCTGAACGTCCTTTAGGGTCTGGTTCGAAAGAGCCTTGGGGATACTCACTTCTTTACCCTTTCCTTTTCTGGTCTGTACCTGTTGAACAATGCGTTTGCGTCTATGAGCCGATTTACTACTTCGTATTCCTCTCCCTGGATGTCAACGTCGGCAGCGGTAGTGTTCATTCCTCTCTGGACAACCACCGTGACGCTCTCACAGTCACACTGCTCAACGTCAGCGCTATTGTTGGAGAATACCGTGTCACCGCACTTCTTACACTTGGCACCGATCTGGTACATGATAGTGCGGGCTGGCATTAGATGGCTGCCTGCTGGCCGATGTCGTGATTTCCCTGTAGGGAACTACCCTTTTCGAACTTCTCGCACTGAATCCAACGGGATACGTTCTCGATTGGGGCTCCGTCAGCGCGGCTGTAGCCCATTACCTGTCGGCTTTCCATTGGAATCATCTTGGCACCGCACGTTCCGCAGAAGGCGTGGTCAAGGGCCGGAACTTGCTGAGTTGAGAATAGAGCCTTGAAAGACTTCACTGTGTTGCCTCTTTCTTCTTCAATCTAGATGCTAGTAGACGAAGGTTCTTGTTGTCGCCTAGGCAGTTATCTCCCCAAGCAGTTTCTCCTTCATCTAGGAAGACCAAATAGAACCCATCACGCTTGGCTTGGCTGGATATCAGGTTCCACTGGCCCGCCCAGGACGTTGCTTTTGTTGTCTCCTGTTGAACCTTCTTCTTGAATGCCATTAGCTTCCGTCCTTGGGTCTAGTGCGTCCTTAGCCTTCTGAGCCCGTTCCAACATCGACTGATAAGCTAGGTATGTTGCCGATGCTGCGATTCCTGCTCGTTCGTACTTAAACTTCAACCGGGCCATCAGACGAATTCCGCGTCGAAAAGATGCGGCTCGCTTGGTTACGTTTCTTCGTGATGCCTTTTGGGCCTTCTGCTTTGGCGTCATCTACTTCTTCCACTTCATGTCTCCGTTGGCACGGGCCTGATTCTCTTCGGCAGCCTTAGCCCGATTGTCCTTATTCCTGGCCTGCTTAGCTGCGTTGCGAGACTTCCAACCAGTGTCCTTAGTAAGCGGAGGCTTACCGGATGTCCAAAGGCTGTTTGACTTTACCCTCTGCTTCTCGTCCGGGTGAAATTGTGGGATGGTATGCGTTCCCCAGTTCTGGGAGAATTCCTCGCTCACAGAAGACCCTTTCCGATAGTGAAACCGACCCCGAACAGTATTGCTGCTATGAACAATAGCACAAGAAACGCCAAGCAACCGCAGCACCCACCGGAAGTGGAGTCTGTCTGCTTTGACACTACAGTACCTCCTGATATATCCTTGACGACCTGAAAATCTACCTTCGTCATTTTACTTAGCCACTACTACTATAAGAGCTAGTACGAACAGAACACCGAAGAGCATGTTGAATGCTATCTTGGGCCAGGTAAACGGGTTTGTCATTCCGCCAACCAGAATGGAGCCCATCGGTGTCTTCTTGGCCTCTTCAATCTTCCTGTACCAAGCATTACGCTGCTTGATGTTGAACACCGGTGCAACTACGGTCGTAATAGCTACAAACGAAAGATATGCCAACGATGCGTTACGTGCCAGATCGTTCATCTTTTGCTTCCTCGCTAAGAAGATCGTCAACCCTAAGAAGATCGTCAACCGTTACGCCTAGAACATCTGCCACTTTTGCTATGTCTTTGGTCTGAGGGTAACTGATTCCGAGTTCCCAGTTTCCTATTGTCCCAGTCGAGAAACCTATCATACCAGACAGTTCTCTTTGTGTCATATCCATTCTACGACGGAAGCGCCTGATGTTTGTTCCTATGTTCTTAGGCCCTTGGTCGTAGTCTATGTCACGCATCCTGCCCGGTTCTGCGTAGTCATATAGGTCTTCTTCTAGAACAGGGATAGGCTTACTTGTTCCTCTTACCTTAACCATGTAGAAGAACAAGCCTTCCTCTGTGCCGACTTGCTTTGTTGAAACCAACTGTGCATCTACTAGAACCCTGTCACCGATATGCGACAGCGTACTTATTGGACTTGGCACGTTAGTTTCCTAGTGAATCTAGTATGGAATGAAGTCCTACATACGCAGGTGTTCCATACACTTCTGGCTCTAGGCCGTCAATGAATTGCATTGGAGTTGTACTCCCTATTGATTCCCACTCCCTAGCAAACAAGTTTAGGTCTTTGAACCTTAGTGTTCCGTCCGCCATCCCAGAACCACTTCTAGGAAGTGTCGGTTGGTTCATGTCGAACACTTGTCTTAGCCAGTTTATGAGGGGCTGTTTCTTTGGCAGGGCCTCTGCCCATTCCCTCAACTGCCCTACCGTACCCGTCCCGTCCTTGATTCTGGGAGGCAAGGAGTTCGTATGCATCGAACCACACTCCAGTCTGTTCCTCGCTTATAGCACAGGAGTTTCTAGGGCACCAGCACCTATTGTTCCTGAATACGTAGGTGAAGTCTCCGCACTTTGGGCACGGTGGTCCGTCACCGTACCCTTTGTGCTTAGACTTACTCTCGGACTGGGATGACTTCGACGTAGGCTTCGACAACTCGCTTTGGGTTGGGGTTGTTTCGGCAGCAGGAGCTTTCGAAGGTAGGACGCTCTGGCCGCTTGAACTCGTCGGGGACGATTGCTCCGGTTGCGTGTTGGGCTTGATAGCGACGGGCTTCGGCATACGAGGCTGTCTGGGTCTCGGGATAACCGCAGTCTCGGTTTGTACTGCTAGTGACCGCCTCTTCCTTGGTTGCTTGTCCGGTCCTCTTGGCATCCAGCATCATCTCCCGAATAACCTTACCAGCAGAACGTCCGGCTTCGTAAAGCTTGTCAAGCTCAGGGTCGCCTGTCTTCTTTTCATTACTTGCAGAAAACATGGCATTGACAAAACGACCAGTAGCGATATCTATTCTCTTGTTGTACTGCTTCTCACTAATGCTGCGTTCTATTGACTCATCTTCTGCGTTTGCAAAAGCTGACTGCATTGCACGGGAGTAAGCAATGTCGAAACCAATCTGCTGATCGTAGTGGTCACCCTGTCGGCAACGGGCGAAACCTTCCCCGTAGAACTTTATACCTGTGTTGCCGTAACTAACGTTGACCCTTACTTCCGTATCGGAGCCAACCCTGGCTGTTGCCGTCTCGATATGCAAGTTACCTTCTTCCTGAAGGAATTCCTTGCTTTCCGCACGAGACCTGACCAAAGGAACGACTGGCATATAATGCCTCCTAGGCTAATGGCGTCATCAACAGACGCCGTGATTGACAGACATTACAAGCAAAATGGCCGCTTGTCAATACGACAAACGGCCTATTTTGCGCGGTATTTTAGGCGTCACCGTTCAAGAAGTCCTCTACGGACTTCTTGTCGGCTTCGTCTGCTTCTCCATTCATAAGACGAGCTACCCTTGCAGTGTATTCGTCGTTTCCTGATGGAGTGTCAGTAGCAACCTGGGCCTGACCCCTACGTCTCGATAGGGACTTGAAGGCGGTTACCTTATTCTTCTGCTTTGGCGTTACTGCGACCGTGACTACGAATTCCCGATTGATAAGGTCATCAGTGTTTCCGCCAGGTAGTGTTGCCGCCATGTCCGAGATTCCATTTGCTGCAAGAAGGAACTGACGAGTCTTACTTGCCGTTCCGTTTTGCTGGAACCCTAGGCGTGTCGGTTCTACGTCGCACCACAGCCAACGTTCGTCGGTTACTGGATTACCGTCTATATCTTCCAACGGAGCCCCATCAGCAAACGAGATTGCTGCCATCTTTAGGACCCACCAGTTCTTAGCAACTGGATCAAACGCGCTTGCCTTTAGCTTTACTTCCAGAGACAGAAGACGGACCTTGTAATCCTCGCCACCCACAAGCGGCCTACGTTCGGGTCCACTCTCTGACGGTTCTGGAACAGAATACTCTGGCACTAGGTTCTCCTTGTTTACTTGGTTGACCGAGTAGTAACAATTTACTACTATCATCTAAGCGACCCGGTTTGCCGGGATAACTAGGTTGTCATTATAACCGCCGAATGGCCGTTTTGGGCATGTTTTGAACACAATCTTGATGTGTTTTTTGGTGAAAATCACAGCGGTTTTGGGTGTTGAAACGTCAGGTTTTGGACATGTCGGGGCGTAGTATTCACCCCGACAGTCAAAGTCATCGTTCGAGGATTCAAAATGCCCGTAATTGGCTTCGTTTCCGCAGATGGGTCAAGCGACCTTCAGGAAGGTAAAGGACACTGCTCATTCGATTATGCACTAGAGGAAGCTGCGACGGGTAACTCCGATGCGTTTCCATATCCATATCCAGTCCTAAAGGGTATGGTTGACCAGAATCAGAAGCGTGACTACATCTCAGTTACTTCTGTTCTGCATTGTCTACGTGCTGCTTTTCTAAAACAACGTATAGACTACTACGAGTCTCCAGATAAACTGTACCCTATGTTCCGTGGAACCTTGTTCCATGCTTTGCTGGAGTCAAGCCCTAATCCTAACGCTAGGATCGAGGAACGTCACTCACGGAAGCATCGCGGAGTAGAACTCCAGGGAACATTCGACTCAATGTTGATGTTCGAAGACCCGGACACACACAAGACAATCATACAGGATTGGAAGACCACTGACAATCTTCCAAAGTACGACACGCCGTACTCTTCTCACATCGCTCAGATAAACCTCTATCGCTGGCTTCTCGGGCTTGACCCAAAGAATGTCATCATGGAGGTCTGGTACTTCTCGATGCAAGGCATGAAGCGTTGCCGATTGAAAGATGGAACACAAGCCACTCGTGGCGGGCGGTATCCCATCAACCAGCATTGGTCAGATAAGCGCATAGAAGATTTCCTAGATGACCGGCTTATGAAGTTGAAGGCCAGCTTCGATACTGGAATTCCTATGCCATATGTAATGGTTCCAGAAGAAGACAAGTGGGAGTGCCAGTATTGCCCGGTAGCGCAGAAGTGTGAGTCGCTTCGAACAAAGGAAAACGAAGCAGTGTGGAGACGCGAGAATGGCCTACCGCCTGAGACCACCAAGGAAGACATCGACCCGGCGTCCTCGCAGGCATGGGACAATGTTGTGGGCTTTTATACTTCTATTGCAAGCGATGAGACGAAATCTGAAAATAGTATTAGTCTTCCTGTGGACGATAGTAGTGTTGTACGCGAGCCAAGCAAAGTAACACCTGAGATGATGCAGAAACAGACAGCGCATCTTCGGGAACTTGGGGCTCAACTGGGTGCGATAGAGAAGCGGCGTGGCCGTCCACCCGGAAGCAAGAACAAGGAGAAGAATGATTGACAGGAAGGAGATTTCGACATCATAGACAGGCTACCGCCTCAGAATATAGAAGCGGAACAAGCAGTCCTGGGGTCTATACTGATAGACCAGGATGCAATAACGGAAGTCATAACGTTTCTGAAACCGGAAGACTTCTACAGACAATCTCATGGTCGTATCTATAACGCGATGTGTAAGTTGGCTGATGCCAAAGAGCCAATCGACGTTGTTACTGTTTCCGAGAAACTAGAAACAGACGGGGAACTTGCCTCGATAGGTGGTTCTGGATATCTGTCTACTCTCGGCAACGATACGCCAACAGCGGTTCACGTTGCACAGTACGGTAGGATCGTTGAGCGTAAGGCGGTTCTTCGAAGAATGATCGGCGCAGCAGGCGGAATTGCTGCCATTGGCTACGAAGACGGCTCCGATGTTGACGATGCTATCGACAGGGCAGAGAAGATATTCGCCAAGGCGAAGACTCGGGCCATGCTTAACCGTAAGGCCCCTGATCCATCTAGCATCATTGCTCGTATGGAAAACGTTCAGCTAAAGGCAATCCCGACACGATGGCCGTCACTCAACAACTTCGCTATGGGATACATGCCAGGTCAGTTGTGGGTTGCTGGTGGATTTACGTCAACAGGTAAGTCGGCATTGGCTGTGAACGCCGTAGAGGATGTCATCAAAGCTGGTGGCGTGGCTATGGTCGCGTCAACAGAGATGACACAGGAACAGTATCTACTTCGGCTAGTAAGTCTTTCGTCTGGAGTTCCGCAGAGAGTTCTAAGACGTGGCGGGATGACTCTAGAGCAAGGCGTGGCCTACAGAAACGCAGTTGACTTCTGGAAGGCCCAAAAGCTTCGGGTGTATGACGATCTGTACAACCTTCAGCGCATCTATCGCATGGCTAAGCTTACTAAAGAACAACTTGGCGGCTTGGATTTGTTGGTGGTTGACTTCATTCAGAACCTAAACGAGTCTGGTGATGAAGTCAAGGAAATGAACAAGAATGCCTTGACCTTGCAGGCTTACGCAAAGGAACTAGACTGCACGGTCCTTGCGTTGTCCCAAGTTTCGAACGCTCAGGCAATGATGCAGAGTGAAAGTGGAGTAGGTAACTACTTTGCTTTTAAGGGTGCTGGTTCTATTGCTCACGCCGCTGACGTGGCTATCATGTTGGATCGCGACAAGACCAATGCACCTGATGTTCTTTGGATTCACGTCGTAAAGAACCGGCATGACGAGATGGGCAAGATTGCGTGTCACTTCGATCTTCCGACCGGAAGCATTCGTCAGATGACACCGGAAGACGCGATAGCGGCCGATCCAAACTCGGGCCGCAGAAGTAAGCAAAAGGATCACTAATGCCTAGAGGTAAAATATACAACCCCCCACAAAACGATGCTTCTCGAAATAAGCACGATTGGACGGAATGTGAATGGTGGGATGGTATAGCGAAAGCTTGCCGTTCCCCGATGAACTGCTACCTAAAGACATACGACATTCCACCTAAGTGCGAATCTGACGGTTGTTCTAGTTGCGCCGGTTTTGATGCGCCAAGACTCAATGGAGGATCACGTTGCGCGAGAGGGCTCTAGCAGTAGTAGAGAAGATTGACGGTGAGTGGAAGGTCGTACGTCGCATCGGGGTTGACGATACAAAGCGTAACGACGACAGACGAATACTCGATAGGATGCTAATCGAGTTGAATACGATAGCCGGGAAGAAGAGGAATGACTGAGCAAGAAGCACGAATTCTAGGCAAAGTCCTAGAGATGCTAGGGTCAGGAAGTCCGACAACCCAGAACCTAGACGACTACATCGTGGCTTACCAGATTCTCGGGAACCTTGTTGCTCACGCACAAGGGGAATCCGAGACGGCCGAGATGGTAACGAAACTGGCTTGGGCTGAAGAGTTCGCGAAGGCCAAGGAAGAAAAGATTTCGGACATGGTGGCTAAGGCGAAGGCCGATGTCGCCGTTCATAGTCTTAGGATGGCTGAAGTGAAGGCACATGAAAAGTGGGCCAAGCTAAAGGCCACTAGAGAATCAGTCTGGGAGGCCGTGAACGCCATAAAGTTCCTCGGCAGAAATGGCGGGTAGCGTTCCGGCCTGTCATCCAGAGAGGCCATATGAGGCCCGGAGCCTAGCAGTAGACCACGACCACCAGACCGGGAGAGTACGAGGACTTCTATGCACTCGATGCAATAACGCCCTTGGGTCGTTCAAGGACAACACTGATTACCTTAGGTCTGCGATATCTTATCTAGAGGAATAAAATGCCGAAGCTATACGACGTGGCTTGTGAGGTTTGCCACAAAGGCATGGTTTCAACTGAAGAAAACTGGCTAGACATGAGCCTTTTGGTAATCTGCGAAGACTGCGAGAAGGCTTTTGTTACCCCGATGGACACCAAGCCTCGTCGGTGGTCTATGTACGAAATCTTCATGCCCGGCACAGAACAGATGATCCAGTATTCCAATCTGAACGCACTGCGCAACTTTGGTAGCCAATACGGCGACGAGGCGTAAGATGTCCGTGATAAAGACAGAGTTCACTGTAGTATTCCCTAGTCACACGGAAGGCAGAATTGATAGGCTAACTGATACTGGAAACGCAGAGATTACTATCAGGAACACAGAAGCCCACTGGCAAAATAGGGCCTTCAAGATAATCGTTCTTGAAGCAAACGACCCCAAAGACCTGGAGGCACTAGATGCCAGCAACGGTTGAGGCGAACGGCGTACTGATGCTTGCCGACCTTACGCCGGGTGATTGGATTCTTCTACCAGAAGGCAATGTTACTCAGGTTTTCCTGATTGACAAAAGATTCGTTGGATACTTAGTCGGGAAGTCGCTTGAAAAGGTTGAACTAAGCAAGGTGAAGCGAGTCCATCGTCAAGGATACTGGGTAGACGACAACGGGAAGAAGTTAGCGTAATGAAGCAGGAAGTACACGATTACGGCATGGCTAACGGCCATGCACCACAGGCCGCAAAGGTAGTATGTGTTGACTTCGATGGCGTGATAGTTCCGTGGGGTCCGTTGTTCCCTGAGGTTGACACCGTTAACCACGGAACGGTAGAGGCGATAAGATGGCTAAAGGAACAGGGTGGATTCACGATTGTCATTCTCACGTCTCGCCTAAGCCCTAAGTGGCTAGGCCAAAACGGTGAAGATGCAGTTGACCACTACAACCACATCGCGTCAGTCTGCAAGAAGTTTGGCATTCCATTTGACGATATTACAGCAGAGAAGGTTCCTGCAATAGCCTACATAGATGACAGAGCAGTAAACTACAACTCTACTGATGGTTGGGACAAGGTTATGGAAGGTGTGGCATGTCTAGAATAGCCTACACTGATATCTCATACAGACTACTAGAATCCATATTCAAGTCCCGTTTTGTGGCCCATAACAACAGTAGGCTTGTGGTAGGTGACTACGTTATCAGTAGTAATCTGCCTTTGGATACTAGGATTGTCAAGGTTCTGGATTATACTTACTCACTAGATGGTCGCCGTGACTGGCGACAACAGATGAGAATCTACTGGGAATCAAGTGAGTTCGAAGATGTCCCAGAAGGCGTAGCCTTTCCTGAGTTTCAGATTATAGCGACGAGGGAAGAAAGTGGCGACTAACCCAAAGGATTTGGTAGGCGCAAAGAAGGCCCCGCTTGCCCTCGTTCCCCCGGCTCTGATAATCGGTGTCTCTGAGGCTATGGCTGACGGGGCAGCGAAGTACGGCCCGTTCAACTGGCGAGAGAACGCTGTAGAGATAATGACGTATCTAGAGGCTTCTCTTCGACACATATACGCATTCATGGATGGAGAGGATAACGCCACCGACTCAGGCATCCATCACCTGAAGCACGCAGGGGCATGTATGGGCATAGTTCTTGACAGTATAGAGCTAGGTGTAGCAATAGATAATCGCCCGCCAAAGGGTCCGGCAGCTAAAATGCTGCAAGCCCTTGACAAGACTAGGATTTACGTGGATGAAGTGCCCGAATTGCCAGACAACAATAAGCCCGTTCGACTGCCAGAAGGTCAGTTTGGGCGGGCGCAAGCAAGGCATCAAGTGCCCTAAGTGTACTGAAGTAATTCAGGTCACAGGCCAAGAGTCTAACAAGAAAGCGAAGTTGAAGTAATGAGTGTTGACTCTCTTGTAGAAAGCCTATCAGGCGATCCGAGTTATATTCGGTTCCTAATTTCTGAGCGGCCCTACATACGAGCCGCACTCGAAGCAAGATCGTATTGCTATGACGAAGAATACAGGATCATGGCATACCCAACGTCTGTTGGAAGTTCCTTGCATCTTGATCTTTTAGTTCTAGAAGATTGGCTAAAGACCCTATCGCCTCAGGATCGAAAGATGTTGAACGACTGGGCCGACGAGACTAAAAACAGACCATCATTCTCTAGTCCAAAGATGGGCAGGGTTCGCGTACTAATTGAAAGGTTTGCTCGTGAACAGAACTCCTAGGCGTCATAAGCTGACCGACCCGGCCCTTATTTTCATAATGAACAAACTGAAAGAGCAGAAGTCAGAAAAGGGGCTAGAGGCGGACTGTAGAGAACACGGCATATTAGTTCCTAGAAGAGCAGAACTCATCGGGAAGAGAGAGATTCCGTTTAGTTACTTGTGTAGTGGGGATGCTAGAAGGGTTTCACAGGAAACCGGAATTCAAATTGATTCCGATAGGGTGGCTGAATGACAAGACAAGACAAAGCCGAACTGCTTGCCTGGGATAGAAACGTAAGACTTGCTCGCAAGCGTGAGTTTAGCCCTAGGCCGTCTCAGAATACTCAACCAGTTAAGTATTCTGGAATATCAAGTCACGACAGGATGTTGAGAGACAAATATGGCATCACTGCGGAAGAGTACGATGCTATCTTGTCATCTCAGGGAGGACTTTGCGCTATATGCACAAGACCGCCTGGGCGTCGAAGACTAAGTGTTGACCACGATCACGAGACGGGAAGGGTGCGTGGCATCCTATGCCCCCGTTGTAACTCAGTTCTTGGGATGGTAGCTGATAGTAGTAAGATACTTCACAGCGCAGCCGTCTACCTCGAAAGAGAGTAAAACGTTGAATGTTTCTCATATTTGGTCTGGCGATGAACTAGCCGACCTTACTATCCTCGACAAGCCGACATTCCTAACCAAGTACCCCTGGATTAGCCCTACTGCCTACCGTCAGCGTAAAGCGGTAGTCGAGAAGACCCCACAGCAGTCTGTGGTGACCGTAGACGGGACTTATCACCCGGAGACGTGGAACTACGCTACCAGTAGACCTATTGTTCCTGATGGCGCAGAGAAGCACGTAATGATTGGCGACACGCACGGTGTCTTCGTAGACCAGCGTGTGTGGGCATCTGTCCTAGACTTTGTGCGGGACTTCAAGCCCGACGCTATTCATCTGATGGGCGACATTGCCGACTTCTACGACATCTCCAGGTTCTCGAAAGACCCAACCCGTCGCGTCATGCTAGCCAAAGAGATAGACTTCACTAAGACAGTTATCCTGGCTGAGATTCGCAGGGCTGCGGGGCAGAAGTGCAAGATCGACTGGATCGAGGGCAACCACGAGGAACGGCTTCAGAAGTACCTGTGGCGTCAAGCCCCAGAACTTGCTGGTGTTCCATCAATGGAAATGGAAGCCTTGTTCGACATGAACCGCTACGGCATCTCGTATGTCCGTGGTAACATCACTGTCGGTGATCTTCAGTTGACCCACGGAAACCTAGTTCGAAAGCACTCTGGCTATACCGCCAAGGCCATGCTGGATGATTATGGTATGTCTGTTATGCATAACCATACACATAGACTTGGCTCAGTGTATAAAACAGACAGAAGTGGTGAATACGTTGCATACGAGAACGGATGCCTCTGCCGTACCGACCTTGACTATGTTGACCACCCAAACTGGCAGCATGGTTTCAGTGTTGGATGGGTTCTCCCAACAGGCCGCTTCCACATCCAGCAAATTGCAGTCGTTGACGGACGCTTTGTCTTTGACGGAAAATTTTATGGCAAACAAGAGAACGCCTAACAAGCTAAGAATCGAAATGTCTCTGGCTGATCCAAGCCAGGGGCATAGGGTTCTAGAAGACAAGATTTACCTGAAGTCTCCGTTCATGGACAGACGTGTCTATGAAGAGATAATGGTATCTCCTGAAAGCAAGAGAACATTCATGGATACAGCCCTGAAGGCTGTGGCTGACAGAATGACAGCTTACGTTCAGGCTGACGTATTCAGGGTTGACCTACACGGGGTCAAGTTCAACGACGCAACTCAGACTGCTGAAGTCTGGTTCAAGGCTTGGTATAGTACGCCCGGATACTTCTATAATAATAACATACTATAGACAAAATGTCAACTTACGTAGGTGTGAGAACTAGGGGTTTAATTTATGACAGTAGAGGCTCGTAACTCTCTCTTTTATCAGTGCGGACAATGTGGTAAGCTACAATGCGAACAGCTTATATCAATTAAGGTATGGGTTGCGCCGAACGAGGTTTACGACAAGTTTATCTGTCATATGTGCTATAACAGCCAAGGTTTGAAGAAGAACGGGATACCTGGCGTAATCAAGACCCTGGAGTTCGAATGAGTAAGGAGAGCAGCCTTGTCAGCGATTGTCTCGGGCGTGAGGTTCTACCCAAGAAGCCCCGTGGTCCTCAGGCCACATCGTCCGAACGGACTGAAGTGGCGCGTGCCCGCAAGTCTCTTACTAGAAGGTGGAAGAACGTGGAGCGAGAATTCGCAAGATGGCTCACAGAGCATGACGGCAAGGATGCCCGTCTCTCAGGGCTCACTACGTCTACCGGACGCATCGGAGACCTGACTCATCTCCAGGCTGACGTACTTAGTCGCTCGTTCCTTGGTGAAGTTAAGAACGAGAAGGCTCCAGCTAAGATTGCTCGCTACTGGCAAAAGATAGCCGATAGAGCTATAGACTGGGGGAAAGACCCGATACTCTACCTGAAGTTCTCGGATGCAGCAAAGTACCCTGTTGTCGGTAAGCCCTTACCAGCGATGTGTGTAATTACACAAGATCGCTTGCAAGAGCTTCTAGACAAAGAGGGAATGTTCGATAGCCGACTCGGTGGCATCTCTTAGGAGGTTCTCCTTGTCCACTCCGGCAAGACCGTTGAACTTAGCGAAATAGTCAATGAACCCTGGTACGCTTGGGAACATATACTCATACGCAGTGTCAGTGGTGATGTACTGACCCTGGACACGGGAATCAGCAGCGAATCTTTCGAGGATTTCTTTAACGTCTGGTTGTTCTACCCCCCTGAACTTCAACAACAACATCTTCATTCCGGTATCCTTTCAAAAGCGTCCACCATCTCAGCCATCGAGAACACTTTCGACATTTTCATCAAGAACTCTACGAACGCCTGAATCCTGAACACATACAATCCGTCCCCGATTTCGTTGTACCCATTGAACCTTCTGATGACCGAATTCGCCTTAACAGCAAGGGTTACTTCGTCCATTGTCATCTCGTGTCCGTTCTTCCAGGCCACCTGAAACTTCTTCATACTCGTGCCCCTATTCCGCTTACCGCCAGGTTGTAGTTGATCCAGTCAGCAAAAGGGAAAGCGTACGAACGGCAAGACTTGCTTGATCCAAGCCTGACAGCATGGTAGCCAATGGTTGTGCTTCCTACTAACTGATAACTGTGCGGTTCTCCACGCCGTATAATCCCAATCTTGCTAAGAAGCTGTGCATTGTAAACTGGATCGTGTGACGGGCCGGATTGCCATAACACGGTTACCCTTCTAAGACCCTCCACTCTCAGCCCTCCTTACAACCCAGTATTTCCAGTTTGGATGCACGCCAACAATCTGACCATAATCTATGGTTACCAATACCCCGTGGAATCCTAGCCCGAATCCACGGGTTAACTTTAATCCACTGGTTAACTTTGCCCTTCTGATTGCATGGCTAATGTCGTAATCTGAAAGACTTCTATTAGAATGAAGTAGGTACATCTAGAGGTCTCTCCTGACAACGAACAAGAAGTGGTCTTCATACCCGAATGCGAACGAACTTGAAAATTGCCAGTACGGGAGTTCAAACGCCTTGTTGCGGGGGCTTGACGGGGCTGACTTCAGGCCAAGCAATGCTTCTGCCACCCTGTCGTCAGATATGGTCAGGCTGTTTCTCTTGTCCGTGTGATTGAATATCGTCAAGACCTTAAACATAAAGACGCCTACCTTCCTCAGTTCTAAACGTCATGTGTTTGAACCAACCGTCCATGTCGAACACAGACGCCCAGGCTCCACGGTCTGAGTCAGGACTGTATGAGTCAACCCTATAGTACGGAACGTCTCCATCAGCATTGATAGATTTAGTGCTTGGGTTGATTGCCATCACGTTGTCAAGAACGTTAGTTAGCTCTTCATCCATATCTTGATCGCTCATGCCGTACGTGTAGATAACATTCAGTACCCTAAGCATCACATCGTATCCTTTGCAACTGCGGCTACTAGGTCATCAGTGTTCATGTTGACGTAAATCTGGGTCGTACTCACCGAAGAATGTCCAAGTAGCTTCTGAAGCGTGAAGACATCCACGCCAGCCCTAACCATCCGAGTTGCGAAGTGATGTCGCAGGGAGTGCGGTGAGACTCCAGTTACCCCGATCTTAACGCAAATCCTTGACACTACGCACTGGATTTGCCGACGCGACAACTTCCTTCCGTCCTTCATAAACACGAACCCAGAATCGCTGTACTTCATCTGCCCGATCCAGCGGAAGATTCGCGACGAAGCCTTCTCGCCCAATGGAACCATGCGCTGCTTGTAGCCCTTGCCCACAACTCGCAGTATAACAGTGTTCCCGTTGTTGATTACGTCTTCTACCTGCAAGTCGATTACCTCGCTCTCCCTGAGGCCGCTAGCAAGGGCGTAGACGATAGCTGCGTCCATAGTGGGGCACTTGTCAGCTTCACGCATTAGCGCCGTAAAGGCCGCTTCTGAGGGTACGTTAGGTGTCTTGTTAGTTAGCGTACGTGGGGACTTCACAGCTAGAAACGGGTTGAGCGTAATAATTCCCTGCCTGGTAAGCCAATCGTAATAGCTTCTCACGGCAGCCCAGTAGGTAGCCTGAGTCTTGTCTGACCATCCAGAAAGAGTAGCCATCCATTCCTTCCAGGCGATGACATCTTCAACGCTAGGTCTATCTGGAAGGTCTTCTGTCTCTAGGGTTTCCAGAAACGAAACGAGACCACGACGATACGTAGTCTTCGTGGCCTCGCTGTTCTGCTGGTTAATGAATTGCTCCAGGTAGCTCATCTAGGTTACCTCCGCTACGAACGGCCATAACTGTTCTTGCATGTCCTATTTCTGCTTCTTCCCATGTCGAGTACCTTCTACAGAACAGGTCGTTTCCAGAGTAGTCGGCAAAGACCATTGTCTCGAACCACAACGGAGAAAGTCCTGTGAAGTTGTAGTCGATACCAAGAAAAACGGTGGACACCCTTACCTTCGTGGCCGGTAGCCTGCGAAGTCTTTGTCGCCAGGTTCTCTTGATGGTGACTTCATCCAAGCCAACTCGGCGTGCGTCGTCCGCAGTTTCGAACCACTTAGACCAAGTTAGAAGATCAACCGGGACTACATTGTGTTGGTCGTCAAGGATTGCGAACATTCTTCAGGAGTTCCTTTCTATGTCTCCAATCCCATCCACTATAACGATAGTTACTTGGATCAGAAGCTTCACTATCGGCTTGAAGATCAAAACGAACAACCAGCCGAAAACAAAAACTCCTATTACTTCAGTCAGTAAATTGAACAGGGACATTGTTCATCTCTTCCTCGATTGCAAGTGTCGTAAGGAATACCTGGCTAGCGTATGGGTCAACCACAAGAAGCTCAGACAACTCCTGTCCCCACGACAGCATGACTGCTAGTTTGTATCCTTTGAGCATACCCTCGAAGAACTCTTTCGATCTTCCGTGAGGCAGAGTGGCCTGTATTTCTCGAACTGTTTTCGCGTGTTCAGGCGAAACTCTTTGCTCTAGGGACTTCATACGGAAAGATCGTCTTCCAGCGCGAGTCTACGTCCGGTAGGGCCTTCCCTAAGCTCGGCAACAGACACGCACAGTACACGATCCCATGAAGACGTGGAAAGCTTAAGCGGAGCCCGACCGGCTC